AACGGGAAGCGTTGACTGGATGCCGTAGTCGGTGGACTTCGTGAAGAAGTCGCCGTACAAGTCGGGGTCAGTCGGTCCGCTAAACCTCACCAAGTAGCCGCCGATTCGACCGTCACCCAAAGCCTTAACTTCGCCCCCGTATGCTACGAGCAGTTCGTTGTCATTCATTGTGTCTGCTGATTTATTTAGTGGCTTGCGCGGATCATGCGCCCAGTTCTTCAGGCTGATGTCGCGCTTGCTGGGACAGCCCTCTCGTGCGGGTTCGCCCTGCTCGCCGTTTCTCATACGTTCGATGAAGGAGATGGCTCGGTTGGCATTGTCGATGTGCTTCTGCGTCCAATCGCCTTTCTTGGTCTCCAAGAGGTCAAGGTTGCGAGCGATAACCGCCGCCGGGTCCACCGACGCGAGGCGGCTGCACTCGGTCTCGGACCATGCACGAAGGTCAGACGCGCTCATATTGGCGAGCCTGTTCCACTTGCTATATACCTCGTCTAGTTCTTCCATGCCCGTTATACAACCAGTTTAGAGGTCAGTTCGCTACTGCAACAAGCAGGGCAAACACAACGCAGGTAAACGTCGCCACCGTTAGGTCTCGCTCGTTCATTTCTTATCTACCCAGCCGCCGCCCTTGAACACCGTTCCGCTGCCGCCTGTGATGACAATGTAACACTTTTGTCCCGTCGTTGGACACTTGGTAAGCGGTGCGCTCTTGATGGATGCGAAATGCTCAAACCGAGTGCCGTCCTCGCGTTGGTAGGTGTAGGTCATAGGTTGTCAAAGATTATCTCTTGCAGGACTGCCGCGATAGTGGTTGCATCTTCGGATGGCACGCCGAGGCGTATCAACTCCTGATAGTATGCCGCAATGACTAAGGCAAGATACTCGACCGTCCGTATGCCTTCATCCGTTGTGCTCATTGCAGGCAGTCTTGGTAGTACAGTTGTTTGGCTTCTGCAAGTTGCAGGCAGGTGATGAGTTGCAACTCCTTCTTGATGTCAGCCTGTGTGCGCTCGACGGCATCAATCCGATCATCAAGCGTATTTATGTTTGTCATCATGCTGCCCTGCGCCATCTCTACTTGATCCATGCGATCTGGTAGTTGACCGAACCCTGCGGTGCCAACGCCAATGAGCAGCGAAGCAAATATAACGCCTGCAAGCAGTTTGCCCACCTCAATAAGTTTTCCTGTTTCTTCTATTTGCTTCATTTATTTAAGGCAGGAAGCCCATTTGACAGCGGCAGTTGATAACCTGACCGGGGCTACCGTTCGGGTCGGATGGTCTATCCATTAAACTGCCGCCGACGTTGAATAGTTCGTCGATACCGATTGGCTCGGCTCCGTTGAGTGCCAAGTGTTCTGGTCGGACTCTGGGAGGGTCCGTTGCGCTGATCCAAAACTTGCGTGTCATGCCTGCTTCTGTCGCCCCCGCCTTTGCGCCCCAGTTAGCCGCTGCGTTGACCTCTGTCTGTGCAATACGTAGTGCCCTTGCCTCGGAGATATTGCCCCAGCGTGTTGCTACGCGGTCCCTGATGAGCGCCGCCGTCTCGCGTGAACCCAGTCCCTGTTCGGCTGCCTCCTGCGCTGCCTTTGTAACAACCCCACGCACCCATCGCTTTGTAGACTTGTTTATGATGTCTATCTCGGCACCTCCGACCTCGGCAAGGTAGGTGTTGATCGATGCCTCCCACGACGAGAACTGCTCCTCCGTGAAGTCCTTTTGGTCTCTGACTATGGCGTTGTATACGGCTCCTGCTGCTCGTAATGCCGCCGCCCTGTAAAACTCGTCGTATGCCTCGCGGAAGGAGTTGGCATCAATGGCGCTGCTTGCGTCGTTCGTGTCGAGCGCATCGATCGCCGCCTCGATCTGCTTGGTGATGGCTCGCTCGATGACGGGTGCCGCCTTGTCGATCTCCTCATCGATCATGCGGTTCATCGCGTCGGCGTGTTCGCGCCTACCCGCCAGCGTCCGCGCTGTGGGGTTAAGTGCCTTTATGCCTTCCGGTTCGGCTTGCTTCCGGTCGGCTTCTAAAAATCCGTGAACGGCGCTTTGAACACCTCGTCCAGATCGAATCCAGAGGCAAGGCGTTCTCGGATGACTTCCGCCTCAAAGTCGCTCAGGTGGTCGGGTGAGAACTTAGCGTCTCGTCCCTTGCGGCTGATCTTGGTACGCCAGCGCTGGATGTCCACCATCTTGGTGTCGGCAACCTCCTGTACCTGCCCCTCGCCCATCGGCTCATACCCGAGCAGTTCGCGTCCCTCGTCAACAGAGAGTACGGGACCGCCTACGACAAGGGCTATCGCCTGCGCCTTCTCCAGTTCGCTCTGCTGCATGACCTCCGTCTTGTGAGGCTCGAATTGCAGGTGGTATCCGAGCGGCATCAGCAGTTGGTGGTTGATAGCGTGAGCGAGCAGTCGCGCCTGTGGTATGACCGTGTTCGCCATGAACGCCAACTGGTCGCTCTTGGCTGTGGCGTAGTTGGCGGCGTTCGACATGACGAGCGAGTGCGGCACGCCCAGCGATGAGGCGATGGCTTCCCGTGCGTCGCGGGTGATAACGTCGCTGTGCAGGTCGGACAGGTCGGAGCCTACCTCCTGTGCTGACAGCCCCTGCATAACCATCGGGTCATCAGGCGTAGGCTTGGTCCCGAGTATGTTACGTCGCACCCAACGCTGCCAGCGCTTGACCGTCAACTCGTCTGGCTGCCTTGCGTCCTTGTCCGCTACCCATACGGTTTTCTTCACCAGCCCGGATCGCAACTGACCGCTCGTGTACTCGGCGAGGTCGTGCAGGATCTGGCTGTGCATCTGCGTCGCCTTTGCATCGGACGCTCCCGGTCCCTGCTCCGTGAAGGGCGAAGGCTGGAACGTGGACAGGACGCGAGACCTCGGGATCTGGAACTTGCGCTTGTTGATCTTGCGCTCGTAGTAGCGAAACTTGCCGCGCTCGTCGGGACCGTACGCTCCGTCCTTGTAGTTAGGCTGTATAGTCAGGGGATTGATCCACGTCAGCCCGTCTGCTTTTGTGACGATGCCGTCAGCGTTGAACGTGCCTTCCTTCATGGCGTAGGAAGCGCCCATCAAGGCGAGGCTCGCTTCGGCTCGGTACAGGTAGTCCAGCAGGTCCAGCCACGCCAGTTCTTGTGGTGCCTCCATGCCGGACTGCCATACTACGTTGTCCATGTCGCCTTTGTGAACGACAAAGGGGAGCGACGAGATGGCTTTGGCTCGGACATCGACGCACCGCCTCGTCCATCCCTCGTCGGTCCACGCCACGTGTGGCGACATCTTGGCTACGTGTTCGTGACCATGCAGGTTAAAGATGTTCAGCCATTCGGGATCGTTCAGGCTAACGCCCTTCGTTGACGATCCCAGTACGTAAAAATCGGGCTTCGGCATTACCAGACTCCCCAAGTGTTAGTTGCGCCTTTCATGTGCGTATAGATGGCATACCTCATGGCATCAACGGCGTGGTCATTTCTTTTTAGCGGAACGTCCTTGAGCGAGCCATCCTTTCGGTCCTCGTCCCAACGGTATTCCCGCATCTCATTTTGTAGGTTTTGCGACCCTGCGTGTACGTTGATGTTATAACGTTTAACAAAGTCGATTCCATCCTTTACGCTTTTGTCGGCTTTATACGCTTGCAATCCTTCTCGGATCAATTCCTCGATCCTGTCGGGTTCGGCTGCGTCGCAGTATATAGGCAGGTTTCTGTTGCCGATCGTTTTCTTCAACTCCGCAATGAGGTCAGAGTTTGTCAGACCGCTCTGATAAATTACTTCCTTGACGTATACCTCGGGGTCGGTCATGGTCACGGCAACCACGGCAGAGGGGCTGTTGTATCCAAAGTCGATGCCGTAGAAGTCCGGCTCGCGGTCCCCGCTGTATGTTTTCCAGTCGGTGTAAATGACACCTTTTAGCGCCTCTCCCCACTCCCCGCGCTCGTATATCGCCCTCAGATCGTCGGGCAATGATTTCAGTACGTCGATATACTGCTGGTCGAGGAAGGCGTTGTCGCGCCACGTGGTGCGTAGCACGAACAGGTCCGGGTTCTCATCCAGCCAGCGCCTGATCCAGAGGCGTGAATCCGTCGGGTTGAGCGTCAGCGTCACCTGCTTGTATGTAGGGACATCACCACGCAGTCGTAGGTCCACTTGCCTGAAGGCTTCCTCCTTGACCTCGCTTGCTTCCTCGATCCAGACGGACGTGATACCTGCGATGGACTTCAGTTTCTCGGGGTCATCCAGTCCGGCGTGTATGATCTGCGCTCCGTTGGGAAACGTGATGGACAGGTCGGAGCGGTTGGCTATCACCTCTACGCCGAAGGTTGAAGCCACCTCGATGAGCAGGCGGAAGGTGGACTCTCGGCAGGTGCGATATACGTTACGGATGACGAGTATGCGCTCTCGCTTGTGCGAGATGCAGCGGTATACCAGTTTCTGCGCTACCGTGTAGGACTTACCAGATCCTGCTCCACCAAACAGGACGGCATACCTATCCTTGCTTGTGATGTAGCCGGAGTATCGGCTGTTGTACTTAACAGCGCTGGCTGGCATCAGTCATCGTGGTCCGAATCGACCGGGACGAAGTTGATCTGCAAGGGCTGACCGCCAGAGGTAATGTCAAGGCTGTTGTTCTCGCTCCATCCCATCTTGACTCGGCTGTAATATCTCGCCGTTTGAAACCACGATGGATGCGTTGGGTCCATTGCTACGGTGGCAATGCAGTCCTGCACCTCGTCGGCGATCTGGTCCTTCAGGGCATTGTATACCGTCTTTACCGTCTCGCTCTCCTCCATGCGGCGGTATATGCTACTTCGATGGTATCCCAGATCCTCAGCCACACGGGTGATGATACCCTTATGCTTGACAAGGGCTGCGATAATTTCTTCGTCGGTATGTCTGTTCTTGTTCACGCGCGTGAGCGTCTTGTATTAGTCCTCTGGTATGCAATGAAAGAACAAGGCGCGGAAAGCGTCCATGTCGATCTTTGTGCCGGGACAGGTTTTCTTGGCTCCCGTCTCGCGGTGTCCCAGTATGTTGTGTGGCGGTATGCCGTACAAGTCAGACAGCCTGTCGCACAGTTTGACACCCTGCAATACCTGCTGCATCGTCCACATCTCGTGATCGCCGTGACCTTCGAAGGCGATGCCGATGCTGCGGCTGTTGTAGCCCATCGCATGAGCGCCCTCCTCGGACTCCTTCCTGCCTGTCTCCAGCGCACCGCTGCGGCGTATCAGGTAGTGGTATCCGACATCGTTCCAGCCACGGTCGAGGTGCCAGCGGCGCACCCTCTCGATGTCCGCTTCACCATCGAAGGCGAGCGTGTGGAGGATGATGTAGTCCGGGACGTTCATCCTTCGGCTTCTTTCTCGGCTGGCTTTCCTTCGGGGATCAGCATTGCAGCCACGGCTGCGAGGGCTGTCACGGCTTCCCAGATGACCTGCAACTCTCCTACTTCGAGCGGCAGGAACTGGGCGATGATGGCAAGACCTGCCCACGTTGAGGCTTCTTTCAGGCGGTTGAGTAGTTTCTTAATCATCGTTGGTAGTACGGTTGGTGGTAGTAGTGCCGGGACGGGTATCTGCTCCGGCGGGTGTGGTTTAATCTTGTCCATGCAAGTATAACGCTCCGGCGGTTTACGTGTTCGGGTTGGTGAGACCACGGAAACGATAGCCCAATATACTTGTGCAGCGTGGTGTCTGTGACTTCTGGTTGCGGTCGTAGTGCGCCCACCAATGGTCTGACACATCCTCGACGTTGGGTACAGGTAGCGCCTCACCCGGTCTGGCAGTGTCTCCTAACGATTGCCTTGCCCTGTTCTCGGCTTGGACAAAGGTGTTTGTGTCGTATCCACCATCGCGGTTGATGCAGACCAGTTCGAAGTGTTCAGGCGATAGGTCGTACAGTTCGATCCACTCGTTGCGCTGATACGCTGATATAG